TGCGGCGTATGGCTACACGTTCAGCCAGAAGGCCAAGCATCCCCGCATCATCCTCGACGCTCGCATGCGTGGCCGGAAGAAGCTCGAGGTCATCGTGCACGAGCTGCTCCACGCTCTGAACCCGACGCAAAGCGAGGAACACGTCGAGCAGCAGGGCAAGGATATCGCACGCGTGCTGTGGACGCTTGGTTATAGGGAGGTGAGCGATGGCAAAGGCAACGACTAGCCTGGCCGACGATGTCCTGTCTGCCGTGACGAACTACAAGCCGGGGCAGCGGACGTGGTTTGACCGGCTGCCGCCCGAGGCCCAGCAGGAGTTGCTAGCGGTTCGCGAGGCGTTCGATCCGACACTGCATCAAAAGCGGGCGTTCTATAAGGCATTGAAAACCGCAGCGGAGAAACGTGGATGGCAACTCGTGGGCGAAAAGCAATTCGGCGATTGGCTGCGCCAAACCGACGCGGAACTCGCGCGGCTGCGGTCAGAGGTGGCGTCGTACCAAAAACGGTACAAGGCCGCCCTCCAGCAGATTGACCGCGAGCGGGAGCGGGCCGATGCACTTGTCGCACTGCGGGGCATAACGGCGACACGGCCGCCGCAGCGTGTTGCGCGGAGCGACAAGAAGCACGACGCCACGATGGTGGTGCTGCTGTCTGACATCCACTGCGAAGAGACGGTGCGACCAGAGACGGTGAACGGGCTCAACGCGTTTGACCTCGACGTGTGCTCAGCCCGGCTTGCGGAACTCCAGCGGCGGTTCCTTGCCATGCTGGAACACGAGCGGCAACTGGCTCGCGTGGACCGCGTCGTGTTGTGGATGGGCGGCGACCTCATCAGCGGCATGATTCACCCGGAACTCGCGGAGGAGAACAGCCTGCACCCACTGGCGGCGACTCGCTGGATTGGCGAACGGCTGCGGGGATTCATCGACGCGGCGGCCGACAATGCGAAAGAAATAGTGGTAGCGACTTCTTGCGGAAATCACGGCCGCACCACGGAGAAGCTGCGGACGAACGAGGCTGACACGTCCTATGAGCATCACCTGTATCTCACCATGCGTGCCGCTGAGACTAACAAGCGGGTCCGCTGGCTCGTTGGTGAAGGCCACCTTAACTATGTGGACCTCGACGGGTTCAAGATTCGTTTCTGCCACGGTCATGCCGTGCGATACCAGGGCGGCATCGGCGGCATCCACGTGCCGCTCAACAAGGCGGTGTCGGCATGGGACGCGACACAGAAAGCGGACCTCACCTGCATCGGGCACTGGCACCAGTTCTCATGGTCACGCTCGGGTCGCTACGTCACGAACGGCAGCGTGATTGGACACTCCGCATACGCTGTGCGAATCAAGGCGACATACGAGCCGCCGTGCCAAGCCGCCATCGTGATTGACCACGGGCGGCGCGAGGTGACCAAGGCTTACCCTCTGTTCTGACCACGATTTGCGAAAGGACACCAATGACCGCCGCCCTACTTGAAGCCGCCAACGAAGCCCTCCGCTCTGCCGTGCGTGACCGCCTGGAGGCGACGCCCGCCGATGACCCGAAGATGCGGGGCTACGTTGCGCCGGTCGAGTCGTGCTGCGATGGCGGGAAGTGCCAGCCGAAGACGATTGACGCAGAATCTCGCGTCACCAACGAGCTCCTGGCGGCCTCCGTGCAGGAGCAAATCGCCAAGTGGTCGCGAATCATCGACGAGGCAGAGGCTAAGTACGCAGCCAGCAAGGAGCCCCGCCAGACCGGCGACGGCGTGATGGGCGACGCCGTGCATCCAACGTCGCAGGCATTCTTTGACTTGTGCGATGCGTTGAAGGAAATGCACCGGAGGAAATCGAGCGACTACGGGTGCCCCAGCGGCACAGATCCGCTGGCGAACATCCGCAACGGGGCGAAGTTCGTCGGCATCCCGTCGTGGAAAGGTGCGATGGTTCGCCTGTCGGTGCTTATCTGTTGGAGGCCGAGTTTCGCGCCCGTGCCTTCTCGGGTGCCTTCACCGGCACCGCTGGCACGCTCGCGGCTGACGTGCTGCGATTGCTCGCGGAGTTGTCGCGCGTGAAGGGCAAGCTGGCCGTCACCATCGCACAGCGTGACGAGCGGCCGTGCCTGTCGCATATTCGCGGGGATTGATTGCTTGACATGCTTGCCACCATGGCGGCATGGCATGGAACATCTACCACGGCGACTGCCGCGAGGTGATGCAGACGCTCCACCCCGAGAGCGTCGATAGCATCGTGAGCGATCCGCCCTACGGGCTGTCGTTCATGGGCAAGGGCTGGGACCACGGCGTGCCCGGCGTCGAGTTCTGGGCCGAAGCTCTCCGCGTGGCGAAGCCCGGTGCCCACCTGCTCGCGTTTGGCGGAACGCGCACGTTTCATCGGCTGGCGTGCGCGATTGAAGATGCGGGCTGGGAAATCCGCGACTGCGTGATGTGGGTGTACGGCAGCGGGTTCCCGAAGTCGCACGACGTGAGCAAGGCGATAGACAAGGCGGCGGGAGCGGAGCGGGAGGTGGTTGGGAGAGGGGTTTGCGGAGAAACCGCCATCAGCGACAAGGCAGGGGAAGTGGCTGGATACAGGCCGAAGGCATATTACGAAGGGCGGACGGGGTTTGACATCACCGCCCCCGCCACCGACGCGGCCCGCCAGTGGTCCGGCTGGGGCACGGCGTTGAAGCCCGCCTGGGAGCCAGTGATCGTGGCCCGCAAGCCGCTCTGCGGCACCGTCGCGGAGAACGTGCTGACGCACGGCACGGGCGGGATCAACGTGGATGGGTGCAGGGTGGCGTCGAGCGACCAGATCGCCGCCGTCACCGGCAAGGCAACGCTCTGCGGAACGCGAGACGGCTACGACCGACCTTGGAAGCACGACCCCGCCGCATTGGCTGCACGGCAAGAGCGGGCGAACGCTGCCATTGAGAAGGCGAACACGCTAGGCCGCTGGCCCGCCAACGTCATCCACGACGGCAGCGACGAGGTGGTGGGGCTGTTTCCGCAGACGGGGGCAAGCAGCGGCAGGCCGAGACGAAACACGGCGGCGGCTCATAACGCGACGAACAGCATGGGCAAGTCAGTGGCGGATTGGACGACGCTCGGACACGACGACAACGGCGGTTCCGCCGCCCGCTTCTTCTACTGCGCCAAGGCGAGCAAGGCGGATCGGGATGAAGGGTGCGAGGGGCTGGTGGCAAAAACGAACGACTGGCAAAGGCCGACTTCGGGGCTGTCGCAAGGGAAAAACCCGGCGACCGGCGAACGCAGCGGCGTGACGATGAAGCCACGAACAAACCACCACCCCACCGTGAAGCCCACCGCCTTGATGCGTTACCTCTGCCGCCTCGTCACGCCACCGGGCGGCGTGGTGCTCGACCCGTTCACAGGCAGCGGCTCTACCGGCAAGGCTGCCGTGCTCGAAGGGTTCCGCTTCATCGGTATCGAACGCGAGGCCGAATACGTCGAGATAGCCTCATCCTTTCCTCGCGTCGCCCCCAGTGCCCGGCACGCTATTGCGCCAGCCGCTCCACGACGTTCCCTACCGTGGCGAGCCATTCACGCACGCGAACCTTCTCATCCGGCGTCAACCCGGTTGCGTGTTCAAGCAACCGGCAGACCACATTGCAGACGCCACCCAACGATTCGCATTCCTCCAGGCTGAACGTCGCCTTTGCCCGCAGGGCTTCGTAGTCGTCGCGGCTGACCCACTGGCGACCGTCAGGCGAGCCGTAGACGTTGACGGCGTGGCGACGGGTGTCGGCGGCTAGAGCGACCATCACTTCACTCCTGGCGGCAGATCCGCATCTATCAGCATTCGCCGCTCCTCACGCAAGGCGGCGACCTCCTGGCGTAGCGTGCGAACCTCGGTGCGTAGGCTTGTGATGATAGCGGCTGCGTCGCGTAGGCAGCGGCAGACCTCGAACTCCTCAAAGTCGCCGGGAGGCGTGTTCGCCAGCATGGCATTGAGGCGGGCAATGATGTCGCTCACTTCACCTCCGGCGGCTCGGGTAGCGGCAATTTCCATCGGCGTCTCCTTTCGCGTGGCATCCTACACGGTCACGCTATTTCACGCTGATTGCATGGCAGGCAATTACGGCGAAATGGCCTACCTCGGCTTCCCCGGCCCGCCTCCAAGGTCGAGCGGCGGGAGGGCCGCCGTGCTGTTACTCTCCTGCGGGCAGATGAGCGGATCGACATACACCCGCTGCAGGTTCGGGTCGCTGTGATCGAGCAGCTGCGTCGCCGCAGCGGCCCCACCGGCCAGGGCGGCGTATGAGGCTGCCGTCCTTCTAAGCCCGTGGAAGCCCCGATACTGCACCCCAGCGGTGCGGCACAACACCTTGAGGCTCGCCCACTGGCTGCGGCTTTTGCGGTCCCACGGCCAGACGAGGTCATCCGGCTGCCGCTGGTGCATCCGCAGCATGGCCGCCAGGTCGGGCGTGATGGCTCGCTCGATGTCCCTGGTCGAGCCCTTGCGGGTCGAACCAAGGAACACCACCCTGCATCGGTCTAGGTCCACCTGGGCCCACCGGAGCGACGTAGCGGCCTCAAAACGCTCGCCGGTGCAGTAGATGGTGGAGAGCAGCGTGGACCACCACCAGGCCGACGGGAGGCCCCCTGTGTGGCCGATGCGGTGCTTGGCCTGTCTGACCAGCCTGGACACGTCATCGGCCGTGTAGGCCCTTCCTGTTGGCAGCCGCTTGGGAACCTTGATCTTTGGCAGCTCTGGGAACTCGGCAGCCCACCGCTTCCTGGCGGCGTAGTTCCAGACGGCGGCGATCATCACGCGGTCCTTTCGCACGCTGGCCGGCGACAGCGGTTTGCCCCTGCCTCCAGGCGTCTCGGCTCGCCATTTGAGGTAGCGGCTGACAACCAAATCGTCGAAGTCCGCGACCGTCGCCGGCCTGCCAAGGAACCCGTCGAAGCGGTCCCAAAGCATGTCGTATAGAATCACGCTCCTGGGCTTCAGCCCACGCAGCAATGAGTACCGCTCAAACACCTCCCTCACCAGCATCGTCATGGCTCACGCCTCCATTGGTAATGTCGGGCGCGAGTGTACAGAGGTATACAAGCCTTGCAACGAACTATCCTCCACTAGAACTTTGCCCGACACGGCACCCTACGGGGCGGCCCTGGCGGGGGCTCGCCGGCCGGTCTGGCTGGGAGTTTGGGCGGTTTGGCGGAATGGACAGTTTGACCGCCCTTGCTCTGGCGTTAGTATTGGGGCATGGTTGTGGCACTCCCAGAAGGCAAGAAGCTCATCGGAACCGCCGAGGCGGCAAAAATCCTCGGCGTGACGATGGGACGTATGCGGCAGTTGGCCCTGCTCGAGCCCGAGCATGGCGGCGTAAACTCCTGGCTAGCGGCCCCGACGGCCCGCGTCTTCGACGAGGCCGAGATCCGCAAGCGTGCCAAGGCCAAGCGGACAACCGGCCGGAAGCCTGGCGGGTTCAAGGCGAACTAGCCTTTCTTGCAATTTCGCAAGCATTTGTTTTTGCCGTATTTCTCAAGGCTTGCACGTTCTAACGCCGACGCTACAATGCGGGCGTGACGGACAACTAAGCCCGTCTCGCAAGGTGGGGCCACCCGGCCAGCCGACAGCAGCGAAACGGGCGGCGATTTCACACAAGGACCCATCAGCATGATCCGCGACACCATCCGCGCCGCCCTGGCCGTAGCCGTCATGGCTGCTGGCTCGTCACTGCTGACCGAGACCCGCTACCAACTCGCCTGCATCGACGTTGCCCACCGGCAATGCATCGGCGGCCAGCCCGCTTACGCGATGCCGCAGCAGTCGCCCCAGCCCGGTCGGCTTCGCCAGTTCGGACGGGCCACGATTGAACTTGCCGATGCAGCTCTAGGAATCATTCGTTGATTGGTTCTAACGCCGCCGCTAGCGGCACCGTTGGCCACAAGTGTACAGCGTTTCTACTCCCCTCTTTTTGACAATTCGCCCCCTTGTATTTGTACTGAACGCCCTTACACTTCGCCACCAACACGAAAGGAATCGCACGATGAACGACCCGCATGACCGCGAATACGCCGCCGCTGTGAGCTACCTGCCCGAGCACACCGTGAGCAGCGGCGTGACCACCTACCGCGACGGCACGCTGCACACGACCTACGCCGTGGGCGACCGCATCCGCTGGCTGGAGAAGGGCCAGACGCTGAACGGCGTCGTGGTCGAGGTGCTCGACGAGGACATCTACCACGTCAAGCGGCATGTGCCAGACGAGGGGCATCTGCACTACGCGGTCACGGCCGAGGACATCGTGCCGTTTTGAACGAAGCAAAGGACCGGCCGCTGGTGGAACTGGCGGACGGAAGGAGTGGGGCGGAGCCCCAGCAGCAAGGAAGCACGAACCACCCGTGGAGCAGGACGCGAAGCGGGATTCACTAAGGGCGACAAGCGATGGCATGGAAGAGTCGAGAAGCGATGCTTACAGGCAACCGCGCGTACTACGCAAAGAATAAGGCCACGATTCTTGAAAAGCAGAAGGCTTACAGGCGTGCTCACGCCGAGGAAATCGCCGCGAAATCGCGGGAAAAGTATTTGGCTACACGAGACAAGGCTCTTGCGCAACGTAAGGCTCGGTACGCCAGGAAGCGCGACATCGAACGTAAGCAGCAAGCCGAATACAGGGCCGCAAATCTAGAGGCCATTCGAGCGCAGCAGAAGGCGTACCGCGATGCAAACCGTGAAGAACTAAAGCGGCGTTGCCGCGAGAGGCGTGCTGCCGACCCAGAGGCGTACAGAGCTAAGGAGCGCGCTCGCGTAAAGACTCCAGAACAGCGTGCTGCTGCTGTGGAGAGGGTTCGCAAGTGGCAAGAGGAGAACCGCGAACGTCATCGAGAGTGGATGCGAAACAATCGCAAGCGACGCATGGCTTCCGAGCCGACGTTTAAGGCCACCATCGCCATGCGTCGCCGCTTTTACATGGCGATTCGCAATCAAGTCTACGACGGATGGAACATCCGGTCTGGCCAGGCAGTGCGGCTTCTTGGCTGCACGATGGCCGAGTTCGTCGCCTACATCGAGTCGCTGTGGAGTGACGGAATGACCTGGGAGAACTGGACCTGCGACGGCTGGCACATCGACCACATCGTTCCGCTAGCTGCGTTTGACCTGTCTGACGAAGAGCAAGTCAAAGCCGCCTGCCATTACACGAATCTTCGCCCGCTGTGGGCAAAGGACAACCTCCGCAAGGGGGCAAAGGTTGACGCTTCGATTGCACGAAAGGACGCGTAAATATGACCACGGAACTCACCACGATGACCAGGCCGACAGCACTGGCCGAACACAACCATGGCGCTGCGGAGTTTGCAGGACTCGTTGCGATGGGCGACCAACTGCGTCGCACGGGCTTCCTGCCCGCTCACATCAAGGACGGCGTGTCGTTTGCCGCCATCGTCTTGATGGGGCGTGAACTTGGCATGGGCACGATGGCCGCCTGCCGCAAGTTGCAGGTCATCAAAGGAACGGTCACGGAGCGTGCCGACTCCCAACTCGCCCGGTTTAAGAGTGCCGGTGGCCGAGCCGAGTTCAAGGAACTCTCCGAGACGCGGGCCGTGCTGATTCTGCGGCATCCGAACGGCGACCAGCACACCGAGACGTTCACGATTGAGGACGCGAAGCGGGCCGGGCTGGCGTCAAACGACAACTACAACAAGCACCCGAAGGCGATGCTTCGCAGCCGTGCCATCACGGCCGGGCTCAAGAGCATCGGCTGGGAAGGTGCGGTCGGGATCTATGACCCCGACGAGGTGAGCGAGTCCGAGCCCGCCCGCGAGCCCGTCGTGGTGCGTCCCAAGTTCCAGCAAACCGAGAGTCGCCCGGCGGCTGTGGACTGTGGCCGCAGCCCTGCAACAGCCGTGAATCCTGCGCAGGACACGGCACAGCCGCCGGCCACTCCCGCCAACGAAGACGCGATGCAAAGAAGCCGCCTCGCGGTCAACAGGGCGAAGACGGTGGCCGAGCTCGAGCGGTTCCGCAGCATCGCCGAGGAGCGTCTGAAGGGCGGAGCGTACACGCCGGCCCAGGCGGACGAGTTGTTCAACCTCATCAGCCACAAGCTCGATTGGCTGACCAGCGAGGACAACGGCCAGGAGTTCGCCCACGAAGCCGCAGAGCATGAGGTGCAGGGATGAGCGAAGACCCGTCCATCCTGACGCCAGTCGAGGAAGCCATCCGGCAAATCATCACGGCGTCCAGCGTGCACGAGG